CAGACCAGGCGCGGCCGCCTCCTGTGACGGCATCATCTGCCCTTCCGGCAACTTGCCGCTCTTCTGATACTCAATCCGCTGCTCTGGCGAGAGCTGATTAAGCGCCTCGCGATCGGCGAGCTTGAGATCCGTTGCCTGCCGCACAACTTGCGCCGGCTGCCTAGCCTCGAGAGATGGCTGTGCCAATTCCGACGCCGGCCGACCGGTCAGCCCCAACTGATTATACAGCTCGCGCAACTCTGGTTGCGTAACGCCCTGCTTGCTGATCGCGGCCGCGCGCGTGATCTCTTCCGGCGACGCCATACGCGGCGTCTTCGCTGTCTCAAATGTTGCCCCTGGCGCAAATCCCTTAATGACTTCCGCCGGCCCTTTAACGCTCTTGGTGACACCACCAAAACCGCCAAACAATTCCTGTTCTGCACCGCTGTCCTGTACCAATCCGGCAAGCATCGCCGGGGTGCCGCCACTTTTATAATCGGCAATTCGTTTTGCTTCGACGTCCTGAAGTTTTTCCATCCAGCTCCGCGGCAGGACAGGATCATACGTTGCTTGCGGTGGTTGCTGCCCCGATAACATCCAATCTTCTGGCGTCAGGCCGCCTGGTGCATTCGCCGGCGGCTGCATCTGGCTTTCGTCGGGATAGAGATCCGACCGCGCCAGCTCGCCCATGATGTAGTCGTCGTCAGCCACCTGGCATCACCGGTCGTTGCGGTTGTGTCATCTTGAACTGTGCCTGCGCGCGCTGCTGCTGCATCTTCTCGGCCATCTGCGCGCGCGAAGCGATGCTCTTTTGAATGTCGGCCTCAGCCTTTTCGCGGTTAATCTGCATGTCCTGTTGGCCCTCGAGCATCTGCATCTGGTGCGCCTCGCGGCTCTCCATCGCCTTCTGGTTCTGCACCTGCACCTTGGCTTGCTGGTCACCTTGCTTGGTCGACAGTCGCATTTGCTCGATGCGCTGCGCGTTAAACAGCTCCATCTTCTTGTGATCGTCCTTCTGCTTCAGCTCGGCCGCCGTCATCGCCTGGTCCATCTGGTCCTTGTCGCGCTGGCGCTTGTCTTTCATTTGCTCGATCTGTAGCGCAGTCTTGGCATTGATCTGCGCTGGGTTGTTATCAGTTTGGTTCTGACTGCCCTGCTGCTCCATCTGCGCCACCAAGTCATCAATCGCACCATCGAGCGATCGGCCAGCACGGAATGGTGCGGTGGCGAACTTGAGCAGCTCACCACAGAATGTTGCACACTGCGGCTGTGCTGCAATCATCTGCGCCAGTTGCGGCAGTAGGCCGCCCAAAACGCCAACGAACTCAGAGCGCCGCTGCTTCTCGGCATTCTCGTCGGCTTGAATGGTGCTGTCGGTTTCAATGTCGAGCACGAATGATTTGGTGCGGTTATCCTTGAGAAATTCCAACACCTGCTCGATGGTCGGCTTTTCCTGCAGCTTGATGATCGTGCCGGACGCCGCCTGCTGCATTTGCTGAAACTGCTGCTGCAGCTGCTGCGCCTGCTCGGGGTTTTGCTGCGCCATCTGCTGGATTTGTGGCTGCTGGATCATCGTCAGCGCCTGCTGATGATGTTGCTGCATCTGCTCGACCACCTGCTGGATCTGCCGCTGCACCATCTGTTTCGTCGGCAACTGCGTCTGCGACATTTCAATCATCGTCACCGGTGAAAACTTTTCGGTGATGATCTCGGCGACAATCTCCGCAAGATCGCGAGCCACGCGCACCAACTCCGACTGCTTGTCACGCACCCGCGTGGATCCGTAATCGGTTTTGAGTTCTTGCGCGCCAAGCGTCTCTTGCGGATCGGTCTGCCCGCGCATGATGTCGGAGAGGCCGATGATTTGATAAACGTCGTCGATCACTTGCTTGCGCAGTGCCACCAGGGCGGTGATGGTTTGCGCAATCATGTCGATTGGCAGCCAGATGATCACCTCTTTGCTGCCGCCAAATGCAGCCCAGTTGGAAATCGGCACCAACATCCGCCCTGGTGTCTTCATCTTGATCGCCGCCTGCACTGCATCGGAGATCTCGGCGCCGCCGGCGGGATAAAATCCTTTCGCCTCGAGCGCATCGGAGAGCGCGTGGATCCTGCCCGTGAGCAGGTTCACTTCCTCGAGCTGGTCCTTGTATTGCAACACGTCGGGCACCGGCACGAGCGAATTGCGCTGACACGTTCCGTACGCCGGCTTGGGACACGGGAAGAAGTTTTGTAAGTCTAGGTGCGGATCGTCCTCGTCCAGGATGTCTTCGCAACCCTCGCCAACCCAGACGACACGCCGCTCTGACTTGTGCCAGATCTCCCAGAACTTGGCGCGCTCGCGCTTGTCGGCGCCGCCAACTTCTTTCGTATCTCTATCAACTTTGTAGTCGGCCTCCTGATAGGCGTCGCCGCTGCTTTCGTAAAAGCGTTTGCGCGCCTCGCCTCTGGTCAAGTAGCTGGCGGCCGCAACCCACGTCACCTCCTGCCAGCAGCGACTGATCGAATGCAGAAAGTCGCGCCGGTGCTTGAAGTCGATGCAGACGCGCTCGGTTGAGTAGTAGCCGGTTGTATCCTTCTTGGCCTCGTACCGACACCAGGGAACGCCGCGGCCGATCAGTGCGACGTCGTCGCGCAACAGCATCATTACGTCATTGATACGGGTCAGGTCGAAGGCAACAACCGTACATCGCTCGAGCAGCTCGCTGGCAGCTTGGGGGACAGCTCGCCTGTCCTTGAACTTGGGCACCACAACGGGGACAGGCGGCTTGGCGTAGATCGATGGCTTGAGCACCTCACAATTCGCCCAGAATATCTGGTACTCCTTGTCGCGCGCCATATTCGACAGACGCTCGAGCGATGCATACTGCTTGTCGATCTTGTCGCAGTGATCGTGCCACTTCTCGAAAACCTTCTCGCTCTCGGTCAGCAAGTTGAGCCAAGCCTTGGCCTTCTTGGGTTCGATCGCCGGATTATATTCCAGGTCGTCGTGCCGCACGTCGGGATCGGCCGCTGCATTTGGTTTCTTAACTGCCATAACGTGTCCACCCCAAATAAATGCCGGCCGCCAGGATCAATACCAACAATGCAATCAGTGACCAATCCATTGCCAGAAGTCCCGGTTACTTTGCTCGGGCACCATCACAAACCAACGCCGCAGCTCGTGCTCAACCATCGCGAAAGCCGGTATGGCGCGCCCTAGGCGGGTACGTGCTTTCCACCGGCGCTTGCTCGTACGCTTTTTCATTACGCGCCTCGTTGATCAGCTCGGCGATGCGCTCTGGCGTCTCCTTCACAAAAGCAGCCAGGCCGCCAAAGCGCAGCAGTGTGATGTCGTCCTTCGTCACCTCGAAGCCGACAATGGACAGAATGCTGACCCACAGCGGTTTCGTTGGTTGTCTCGCTTCGTCGCATTGCGTTAGTTTAATGATCATACCAATTCCCCCACAGCTGCGATCGCGGCGATAGCCGCATCGTCATAGCCGCCTTTCTTAACCGGACACTCGACGCGACCGCGGTTGGCCGGATGCTGACAACAGCTCGAACCCTCGCACGATCGTGACATGCAGATTGCTTCGGCGACACGGCGCAATCCGTCATCAGTAAACAACTTCACAGCCGGATCCCCTTGCGCTCTTCTACCGGCAACGGAATGTGCCAGCCTGGTTCTGGTTCTTCAGCCACCTGGCGCCGCTCTGCCTGACGCCATGCGAGCGATAGGTAACGAAACGCCGCGGCCGGATGCGCTGTCCAATCGTGCACGTCGGATTGTCGGAAGGCTTTCTTCTCATCATCCCACTCGCGACGGTATTGTTCGAGCGCGCTGATGCCGGTTTCTTCCGTCCTCGGATGAAACACGCACAACGGCAACGTACGGCGGGCTGCGTTGATGCCGTCCTGAAACGTCGCGAACGGAACGAGTTGGGGTTTGAGCCCCAACGCCGACATGGTTTCGACGCGCGTCTTGCCAGTGCCCCACTCTTTTATTTTCGCATCATGAGGAACATAGTCCGTGCCATGCATCCACCCGTATTTGCGCTCGCGTTCCTCAATGACCGTTGCGTAATGCTCAACGCCGACGCCACTAGCCGCGTAGTGGTCAAGGATGAAGAGCTGCGCGCCGACGATCTGAAACCACCAAATGCTCGTATCGTCTTTCACTCCCAAGTCCCACGCGCGATGTACGAACTGGCCTGGAATGGCCTCAACCTCAACAATTCGCCCTTCATTGCGGACATCGGCCATTTCGAGCGCAAAGTACGCACCCAAGATGGAAGCCTGCCAATCACAATAATACTCTTGAAGATATTGGGCGCGGCCGACATCGGCCCCGTATAGCGCCGTGTACTCCTTCAGCGTTTCTGCGAGAGCAGCCTTAGTGAGTGCATGCGTATCATCAACGGTGAGGAGTTGGGAGAACCACTCTGATGATTGAGCCGAATGCCGAAACATCTCGAACGCATGATTGCGTCCGCGGGGAGTAGTGATGAATGCCGCCCAGCCGTTGTTCTCCTCGAGCATCGGTCGGTGATAGGCCCAGGCGCTTGGGTTGGCGAGCGCCCACTCTGAGTAGACAATGCCGGCGACTGAGGCGCCGACGGTGGCGTTGTAGGTATCACTGCCAATGCATTGCCAGGTTGATCCGTTTCTAAGCCTGATAAACATCTCGTTGTCGTTAGTGCTGTCGCGGATCTGTTTGGGAAAAACTTCATCAATTCTCCTCTTGCCGGTGTGTGCGTTGATCGCTGTCCAGATCGCTTTGCGTGACTGTGCATACTCGGGAAGACAGTGCCAGTAATTGCCGACACGCTCCATCATCGACACCGCAGTGTGGTGCAAGCACACTTCATCTTTGCCAGCACGACGATGCCACACAGCCATCGCGCGCTTACCGTCACGCGCCAAGTATTGCCACAACTTTTCCTGGTGCGGCCGCGGATGCCAGTTGTTGTATGGCACATCGATCTTAAGTTTTACCGTCGTCGTCATCCTTCAACATTTTCCTGATTGTTATTTCGATCGCACCAGCGCCGTCGGCGCCGGCAACAGGCTGGATAGCTTTGCCCCAACCGCGGTCCATCAGGATCTGCGCGGCCGCAACGCTAATGCTGTTGGATTGATCTTTACCAGGATCAAGCATGAGCCCTCCCAGGCGCAGGATGCACTGCTTGGTGTAGCCGCGCGCTAGCGACCTGACGTCAGGCGGTATTTTTTTGCGTGGCAATGATTTAAGGGGTCAACCCCCTCCCTGCTTGGCCGCCATTGACCATGTTGAAGCGATCCTCAAGTTCGCTAATGCGCTCGCGCAGCTGCTCGATCATCTCGCGATCGCGAATGAAGTCGTTTTTGATTTGCAGCGCCAGTTGACCAAAGCCGGATGCAATGAAGGCCTTCAGCTGCTTTTCCATAGCAGCGTAGTAGTCGTTCTGCATGCGCTTACCCCGAAACAAAAGAGGGCGCCACAATGGGCGCCCTCTCGTACCTTGGTCAAGTTGGACGCTGGTTCAGTCTTCAGGATACTCATGCGAAAACGGCACTTCGCCGGCCAAGAGTTTTCGGAAATAAGCGTCGCGCTCGGCCTTTCGCCGCCCCGCCTCGATCATTCCCCTGATGCTGGCGACAACGATAACCGGCACAAGAACAACCACCCAGAAGATCACTGCCAACGCTGGATGCACAAAACCCAACGCCACACCGATCAGGAATGTAATCGGACCCCAGATCCCCGTCATCAGTTATCCCCCCGTTTCCACTTAGGTACCACCGGCGTCTCACCATGCGCCACCAGCGATCGCAGCAGCAGCGCCGTCGCGATCGGTATCTCGGCATCACCACTGACGTAGCGATGCGAGGTACGGCCAGACACGCCCACATAACGACCGGCCGACGCCTTGTTGAGCCCTAACTCCTTGATAATCATCTTGTATTGCCGCGGCGTCATCAACCGCTCTTTCTGCCAATCAGACATTTTTCAGCTCCTCTGTTGCGATGCCCTTATTTAGGCCACCCAGACAGGGCTGTCAATATGTCAGAACCCACTTGACAGGGCTGACAGTCTGTCCTATATCAGCCTCATCGCAACGGAGAAAACACATGTCCAACCTGACCAAGACCATTGATGCCCTCGGCGAGATCAAGGCGCAGATCGCCGCGCTCAAGGCTAAGGAAGACGAACTCAAGGCCGCGCTCGGCGACCTCGATGTCGGCGCCTACGAGGGCGACCTCTTCCGTGTCTCCATCTCAGAGACAAACCGCGAGACGCTCGACATGAAGGCGGTCCGCGCCCACCTCTCGCGCCAGTTCATTGCGGCGCACACCAACGTCACCCCGGTGCGGACCCTCAAGGTCAGCGCCCGTACCGGCAAGGATCTGGCAGCGTAAGCTGCCGTTTCCTCCCACCAGTTCATCACAACCGGAGAACGCGACCATGACCAAGGCAACCATCAACAACCAGCACGACTACATCACTCTGCGCATCAGGTTCGATGACGGCACAAAACTGAACATAACCAAGTCTTTCAGCGGCATGAAACTGTCGGGCGACCATGCCAACAAGGACGGCCTCAACTTCTTCAGCGCCTACCTGAAGCAGAGAGGTAAAGGCGAGGGCCGCACTCTCGGCACCGCCTTTGAAGAACTGCGTATAGCCGCGACCAAAAGCACAGACATCCTCTCGTTCCTCGATGGACTGAAACAGGCATGAAAATCCTCATCGGCTGTGAACACACCGGATCCGTGCGCCGCGCTTTTGCGGCGCACGGTCATGACGCTTGGTCTTGCGACCTGCTGCCCGCCAGTGATGGTGGCCAGCATTTGCAGTGCGACGTCCTCACCATCCTCGATCAGGGCTGGGATCTCGCCATCTTCCACCCAGACTGCACCTACCTCACGGTGTCAGCCGAATGGGCCTATGGTCCCGGTCCATATCACCAGAAACTCAAACCAGAGACCCTTGTCGGTAATGCCCGCAAGGCTGCACGTCTTGCGGCCGTTGCTTTTGTCCGCCAGCTGCTGGCGGCCCCTATCCCACGCATTGCCATGGAAAACCCGATCGGCCACCTGTCAACAGCCATCGGCAAGCCACAGCAGATCATCCAGCCGCACTGGTTTGGTGATGATGCCAGCAAGGCAACCTGCCTCTGGCTCAAGAACCTGCCGCCACTAGTACCGACCCTGCACATCGCCCCGCGTATAGTCGCCGGCCGGCCACGCTGGGCCAACCAGACCGACAGTGGACAAAACCGCCTGTCGCCCTCGGATGACCGCTGGGCGCTGCGCGCGGCTACCTATCCGGGGATCGCCGCCGCCATGGCGGCACAATGGAACGACGCGCCCGATCCGCAATTCCGCCTCTTCTAGGCACCGGTGGCGGTGGCGCCGGCGCCGTTTTCTTCCTGCCACGCGCGTCCCTGACAGCCGCGGCAAACAACCAGCTAACATCCCTCGCCAGCATAACGCTCCACCACCTCGGCGCCGGGGAACTTACGCTTGATCGCCGCCACCGTCATAAAAGCCTCAGAGGAGGCCATCAGCGTTGCCACCTCGTCGGGTGAAATCCACACGACGTCCTGGCCGTGCAGCTCGACCACACGGGGTTGGCTGGCCTTCTGGATGCCGATCGCCACCTTAAACCCGGTCGTCGGGCACACCCCCAGCAAGTAGCTGTCGTCGGGAATGTCGGCCTCCTCCATTGCCTTAACCGCGGCCGCATAGCCGCGGACCAGGGCAGCACCCTGGACCTGCACCTCGTTCGGCTCGCCTGTGGCACACGCCTCGGCGAAGATCTCCCGCTGCTCGTGCAGCCGCACCGCCAGCTCATGGTCGTGCCGGCGCAGCCCGATAACCGTCCACCGCGCCTCAAACTGCGCGGCCGCCTCATTGACGTCTTTCACCCATCGTTTTCGCAGCTCGCTTGGTGTCATTTTCAGCCTCCTGTTTTTGACAGCCTGTCACCCCACTAAAGCGGTTTCGGCACCGCTCTCTACCCCCGCCCCTATACACACTACTTTTCCTCCTTTTTGTTCTCTATATACCCCCTTTTTTATATATCTCTCTCTCTAAGAGGAGTATAAGTGATTTATTGCTTTGAACCCGCCGGTAGCGCCTGTGCCGCAGGCACAACTTGCAAAGCAGTTGTCTGGTTGCCGGTGCTTTGCTAAGTGCTGGTTTGCTTTGGTTCAAAGCAGTTTGTCAGCAGTTTGAAACCGCCAAAAATCAGTTCAAAAACGTGATTGGTTTTTGACATCCTGTCCATCCTGTCCATCTGGCAGATTGATCTGGTTGATGTCGGCTGAGGTCGCCGCAAAGCCTCCCGGCTTGGCCGACGCCTTGGCGTAACTGTCCCAAGCCGCTTTGCCGACATCGGTTAGTTTGATACCGGTGATGTAGCGCCGGCCACCATCACCTTGGATGTCACCGAGGCCGGGAATGCGCGCGCGCAGCTTGGGCAGTAGCCAGCGGCCGCCGACCGTGCGCGCCTCGTCGCCCTCCATGTCGGTTTCCCAGCCATTGTACGACCGCACCAAATCGCGCCGTTCCACCTTCATACCCTTCGCCACCGCGACGGCCTCGCGCGCCCACTCGCCGACCGGATTGTTCTCGTCCTTGAAATGCTGCAGCGCCGTCGCGACGCTCTCGGGGATGTCGTAGAACCCACGCCGGCGCAGCCGCGCCAGCCCCAGGATCGCCCAATTGAGGATCCCGGCGCTTTCCTTCTCGAACACACCGGCGCCTAGGCTGACGTCGCCGGCCTTGCCCAGGATCTCGGTGCGCGCGCGCTTTGCTTCCTCATCGGCAACGACGCTGGTCATCTCGAGAACGATCGACCGATTGAAGATCGCATCGGAGCCGTCGCGCGCTCGCGGCAGGCTGTTGCAGGTCAGCAGCACTGGCGTATTGAGCCGCACGTTCTGGATAACATGCCTGCCTTTCAGCTCGATGTTGATCGGCTCGCCGGTGACGATCGTCTTGAACCGTTGCGGGTCGAGCTTGTCGCCCTCGTTGATGGCATCGTCGCGGATCCAGGCCGTAGCGCCATAGAGGCTCGAGAGGCCGAAACGCTCGCCCAGCTCCGACACGGCCGGCGTTGCAATCGGGTCGCCCAGGAGCAGGGCGAAGATCCTGGCCAGTTCGGTCTTGCCTGTCCGCGATGGACCGACCAGGACCAATGCGCGGCGCTGCTCGCGCGACAGCGAGCTGATCGCTAGCGCAGCACCGGCCCACTCTTGGATCAGGTTAATCAGCGCGATCGCGTCCGGCCGATCGCAGAACATGCTGGCCAGCAGCCGCTCGAACACGGGGCATGTTTCACCCGGCGTGAATGTCGCGCCGACATGCCGCCGCGCGTAGGTGTCGGGTTGATGCCTGTCGAAATGCCCGGTTTCGATACGTAGCACTCCGTTGCGGCAGACGATCATGCCGGCGTCGGCCCAGGGGACGTCCTGTTGGTAAAGTTTTGGGTGTTGCGTCAGCCGCGTCCAAGCGAGCGCCAGCTGTGCACCGCGCGGCTGCACCTCGATCGTCTCGAACCCGGTCTGGATCAGCCCACGCAGCCGCTGCTCGTCGCTGGGGGTAAGGATCCGCCAGAACCCATCCTGATATAGCCACACCTCGCCCTCGGTGAGCATCAGGTCTTCGCGGTTGTCATGTAGCGCTTGGATGACGCCATCGGCCACGATGTACGGCGTGTCGCCAGTGGTCGGCTTGGGTTTCGGTTTGCGCTTGGCGCGCGCCTCGCCCAGGTCAACGACGTTTTCTGTGCCGGCCGACAGATTTAAATTAGTCGCTTTTTTACGGTCAGGCTGTCCGTCTTTTTGCTTCTCGAGCAGCTCGGGGTGCTTCTCCAGCCACCGCCGGCACTCACGGCGCCACTTCCGTTCCTCGTGTTTCCACTTGTAGGTAGCACCGTGCTTCTCGGCGCAGGTGCGGAAGGCGGCCATGGCAGCCGCCAGCACCTCCTCGAGCGGTTCCCCGCGCGACAACAAGGCGGCCGTGCACCGTTCCAAGGTTTCATTGATGGTCCCCGGCACCATGGCCTCGAGCATGGCCTCGACGTCGATCGGCGGTTTGTAGCCCTGCGCGGCTGCGGCCGCCAGGAAAGGGTTCGGCGCGCCGCCGGGGTCGGGGGGACCGATAACGGCGCGCCGCTGGAGTAGCGGTCTAGTGTTGGTGAGTAGCCACCCCTCCAGATCGTTAAGCGAGTACCGATTACCGTGGGTGATCTCGGCTGTCACCGGCACCCAGCTGTCGTACTTGGTGTTGTGCGTCCCAGGGAGCCGCATCAGGCGGCTAATCTCAGCGACCTGGGGGTCGCCCCCAAAATGGACCGCCAACGCACGGAGCAGACTTTCTAGCCTGTCACGGTAGGTCTGGCTGTTGACCGCGGCGTGGAACAAATACCAAACGTGGTAGCCGTGTCCGGTGCTGACCACGATCGAGGGCGGCAACTTGGCGCGGCCAATGGCAGTGCGGATAGCCTCCGCCGGGACGCCAGGGTGGTCTTTAAAGTCGATGTCGGTGTAAATGGCCGCGCTTTCGAGGATATTGTCCTTGTTGCGCTTGCCGTTGACCGTGCCGGCGCAGACGAAAATGCCGCGGCCAGGGCGATCGTTTTTCTTGATGAACATGGCGACCTGCTCCTGGTCGCGCGTCGAAAGGCGGATCTCACCTGATCCATCGCGCTCGTTGGCGAGGCTGGAGAAGTAGATCGGCCCTTGAGTAATCGGGTCGCCGAATACTTCAGCGACAAAAGCAATGGCCCCTTCCGCTTCAGTCATGGTCGTTCCCCCGACAGAAAAAGACCTTGGCGGAGGCCGGCCCCGCCAAGGGTACGAATGGCGGCTTTAGAACCGCGGCTTGGTCTTACCCTTCGCCGGCTGCGCCTTGGCGGCAACTGCGGCAGCAGTCATGACCTTTTTTGCCTGCTTTGCTTTTTTCTCGACCGTCTCGGGCGTGTCGAACGGCGCATCAGGTTCGCTCACCTCGTTGGCTGTCCGTTCGTCGCTGGCCGTCTCCACGAACGCCGACTTTTTCACCCACCCGACAATCTCGAACGTCGGGTACTTGATGCGGCCGTACGACTTGTTCTGGTGCATGTACGAGCCGGTGCCGATCTTGATCACCGGGTAGTCGTTGGGGTGCTGGCGCAGCAGCTTGCCGTACTTCACGCACAGGTCGCCGACGGCATTGATGCCGCCTTTGCTCGAGGTGGTGAAGGTGTAGAGATCGTCCTCCGATCCTTGCAGCAGCAGGTAGTTGGTAAGCTGCCAGGGATCCCGGCTAATGCCGTCGTCGCCGACTTCCCATTGGTCCTGATCATTGTCGCCCAGCTCATTGCGCCGCGGCGGCTGGTAGCCAGTAACGACCTTGCCCATGACGTGATCGGTTGGCTTGTTCTGCGACCAGCGCACCCAGCCAACCAGCAGCTCGTCCATGTTGGCGATCAACTGCGTTCCCTCCTCGATCGGCATGTCGTCCTGGCCGGCCGTCCAATCGCCCTTGGAAAACTTCAGCAGTTGCCCGACGATCGCCGTCTGTCGGGTTGCTTCGCCGTATTGTTGAAAGAAGTTCAGCCCAGTTGTCGCAACATCTGTGCTTCCGTTCTTTTTCAAAAGTTCGTTCATTGTTTTATTCCTCTGTTGTGTTTTCTCGCCAACGAATGTTGGCGAGGTAGTGCGGGGTGCAGTGGGACTTGAACCCACCGGCACCCCTAGACGGAGGGATGACCCCAAGAATGCAAGGTTGTCGGGCACATCGTAGGAGCAGATGCTTTGCATTCGGCAGAGCTGCTCGCGTCCAAGGCGCGATGGCCAAGGCTTTCCTCCGTTTTCATGTGCTGACCGAAATCGTCAGCCGATCTGTTGGTTCTCCCACTGTTTGATACTGCTCGACATCGACGCCAGCCTTGGCGGCCGCCTCGCGGATCGCCTTGTTGTCGTAGCTCTCGCGCCCCTTCACATTTGTCCAGGCAACAACACCAGGCACCTTGCGGATGCCTTTCTCGCGCAGGCGGTTTTTCATGGCGTCTTGTGTGGTCCGCATCAGCGCGTCGCAGGCGTCGCGGCTTCCTTCCGCGGACTTGATGACTTGCGCCATGTCTGTGATCTCAGCGACGAACTGCCTATCGAGCGGCTTTTCGTCATCGGTGAACGGCAAATTGCGCCGCTCGATGCCGCAGGCCTTGGTGAACGGGCAGTACTTGCATTCGTGGCCGCCGGCGATCCAGCCCTCGGGCGGGATGCGCTCGAGCGTCGTATCGGTCATGATCACCGTCGCGCGCCAGTGCGCCGCCTCGTAGATGTCCTGGTCGAACGGCACCACGAATTCTTTACCCTCCGACCAGAACGAGGCGTCGGTGTAGGAGAGCAGCGCATGCGTCGGCTGGTAGTGCGTCGTATCGCGGATCAGTCCCAGCTGGACGATCGTCTGGTAGACGTTTTCGGCCTTAGCGTTTGTCAGGTTCGAGCGCGGATCTGCGGTCTTGCATTCAGCCGTGACGCTGGTGCCGCAATCGATGGCGATCTCTTCGCGCTCGCGCTCATTGAGGTTGACGATCAATGCGTCTGGCGTGGCCGATAAATAATCTTTGGTAAACGTGCGCTGCGACTTGCCGGCAAATTTCAATCGCTTGCCGAAACGCTTGCGCATCGCCGGCACCCAGAAGTGCTGCTCGAACGCCGTCCCGCGCCGCCGTGCGCCCCAGCTGTCGACAAAGCCTTCGTCGCGCGGCACCGCCAGGCGCTTGTCGTCCTCGTTCTTCGTCCAGAAGATCTTGCGAATGCACTGGCCAATCTCGGAGGCGCCGACGGTCGACGCGCGATCGTCCTTGGAGAACACCGGCTGCGTCGCGTTGGCGTACGCATGCAGGGCATCGGATATGATCATGAGATTTCCCTTGTGATGAACGATTAAAGCTTCTGCCGGGTCGTCTGCCTTGTCAACATGTCGCGGATCGTAATGAACGCCGTCGGCCCTTCGCCAGGGATGCCGTCATCGTACGGCTCGTAGCCGTTGACGATACGCAGGCGAACGATGGCGGACGCAACGACACTCAGCAGGACATGCTTGGCCTCGGCGTCCAAATCGTGGATCCACGCGGCGCCGCGCACATAGCTGATGAGCTTGTCGCTGTCTTCGATCGTCATCGTGCGCAGCAATCGCGTCAATGTTTTCCACTGCTCTTTTTGCTGGCCCATTAGTTGTGTCCTGATCAGCGATCGCTTCCACCGGTAGTAGTGGCGCACTTGCTTGTACTGGTCAGCCATCTTCTTTTCTGCCGGCGTCGGCACCATCGGCGCCTTCGCCGCGCGCTTTTCTGCGGCGCGATACTTTGCCTTGGTGGCGGCAACAACCTGGCGCAGGCCTTGTGCTTCAAACGGATTTGTCACGCAGCCTCTCAACCTCGTCGACCAGGTCATCGATGCGATCGTGCAGCGATTTGTTGTGTTCGATTACGCGCAGGCCGGTCCAACTTGGTCGCACGTCCTCGAGGCGCCAAGCTTGTGCCGCCTCGCGTAACTGCGCGATAGGAATTGTTTCGAGGCTTACTTTAGCGCGCCGATCGTCAGCAGGAAGCCGATCGCTTCTTGTAGCGTTCGCACGATGGTGTAGCGGTGGCCTAATCTTTGGCATCGCGCCTCAAATCCTTTCTGGTTGTCCGACTGCCGCCCCTTGGCGGTCTTCGTCTCCATCCACGCGCATTTGCCACCCGGCAGCAGGACACAGAGGTCGGCCGCACCGGGCGTAAGCCCTTCCTCTTTCATCCTGGCGCCCATGCGGCCACTGCGCTTGCCGGCGTTGGGGATGGCGACTGCGAACACGTTTGGCGCGGCGTTGTAGTACAGGTAGTTGAGGATTGCCGCTTGGATCAGGTGCTCGTCGGCGAGCGAGCGATACTCGCCCGGCTTCACAGGCGTCGCTGCCAATTTTGATACGCCATCTGTGCGTGATGCCGGCAATAGGGCTTGTCTTCGACAACGGCGGCGCCGCAGAATGTAAACGGCGACCGATCTCCGGTCGGCCATCGGCAGTCGCCGGGGCCCAGCTTCTCGAGCAGGTAGGCGCCACTCGGCAACGCCTCCCTGACGTTTCGCGGCGGCTTGGTCCTGGCGATCTGCACAGCGGTTTTCTTTCGCCGTTGCGGCCGCAAGCGCACGGTAGGGCGGGACATGCCCTCTCTGTTGGCACGGCCAATGATAGCGCTGCGGGTGAAAGGAATGCCGAATTCGGCCGATAACCGGCTGGCGATGTCGGAGAAAGCGAGGCTAGCGTCCTGCATGAGCTTGCTAAATCGGTTTATCACGGGCGGTGTCCAGTTCGACATGAGGGGTACCCCGGCTAAGTGTTTTTGTTGCCCTTGCACGTTAGTCCAAAACGTGTGATTGTCCAAACATAAATGGAGGGCTGAATGACTGACGCTACGTTGAGAGAATTACGCCGCAACGGCAAACCGCCGGCACCACCGCCACCCTTACAACCCACACCGGAAGAACTGGCGGTCAAGACCGCGGTCGAGCATCACGTCGCCAGCTATCAGCGGCTGCAGCTCGAGCGCGACGAGGCGCGTACCCTGGCGAACAAGCAAGAGCAGATGCTCACCGTCGCGCGCATCGAGATCGAAGGCCTGCGCGCTGAGTTGTCCGCTTCGCAGTCGCGCATCGCCTCCTACCAGCACGAGCGGGATGACGCCATTGCGGTCTCTGCCAGCTGGGAAGGACTGTTCATCGATGTCAGCGCCATGATGCGCGCGCGCGGCATTCCGGCCGGCCCGCACATCAGGGAAAAAATTAGTGACAAAGCGCCTGATTGATCGCGACGAACTGTGGACGCTGTTCGTCATGCACTACTGGGACAGCTTCCAAAAAGATCGCGACCTGATCCTGTCGCATATCAACGACGTGATGATGATGGTGAAAGATGAAACCCCTGCCCCCCGACGTTCCACGGTGCCGCGGCCTGCGCCCAGGAATGCCATGCCCCGTGCCAGATGACTGCGATTGCAAGCGCATGGATGCGGAGATGGATGCCGCGTTCAGCATGACCAAGCCAGACGATCGCATCCTGCTCTACGTCGCGCTCGTTCTGGCGCTGGCGACCGCCATCAGTTTCTTTGCCGTCTGGAAGGCGATGGGCGCCGATATCGATCGCGCCTGTCTCACCAAGGCAGAGGCGCGCGCCAAGTATCAGACAAGCCATTTGTATTGGCATAGCGCGCGGCATTGCTGGGATAACCGCTCGATGCGGGCGACCCCTAAGGCCGATCGCCTGCCACTGCACCGGCCCAAGCTGGAGCCGGATGGTGCGCTTGTTCAGAAAGCAATCGTCGCCCACGGCCCGACCGTGGCTTATCCAGATCTCATGCCGGGAGGCGGCACGGTCGTTGCCATGCTGCAGCCAGAAGCGATGACGCGGTGGCCGTTGGTCGTGGACCTCGATGTCGATCCACCATCGTTTGCGCCATGGCGCGAGCGTGTAGCGCCGCTGGGACACTAACCGCCGCACAATGACTGAGAACGAATTAATCGAGGAACTGCAACGCGGGGCCGGAATCGGTGCCGCGTTATCTGGAAATCCCGAGTACATAATGGACTTAATGCGAAAGGCTGCGCGCAAGATCAAAAAGCTACGCAAAGAACTTAATGGCCCTACAGGAGATAACTGATGGCTTTGGATCACATTACGCTGCCAGACTGGAACAGTCTCTCAAATGACGAGCGTACCGAGCTTGTTAAAATTGTTAGCTGGTTTAGTTGGCCTCCGGGGAATGACGGACAGTTTGCCCTTGAGTTCTACAACGCAGTTAAAAAAATGGCATACGAACATCGTCCAAAAATCTTAATGGTTGGCGATGTCCAATACCGAGGCAACAAACCCCTTCCTGGTGGCTGCGGCCGCGCAGGGTTACTTGTTGGCTAGAAAATGAAACCAGACATCGACATGGTTGCGATAGCGGCTGTCATCATTGTGGTGATGTTTGTCAGCATGCGCCTGCTCTACGGCTACTGGCCGTGGCGGTTTCACCCGCAGGTTAAGCGCATGCGCGAGATCGTCATCGAGCAGGTGAAAGCTGACGGTGGAATTAGTTTTGAGCCAATTACCGCGTCTCCAATTCTTGGGGTGGCAAACGAGAACGGAGATACGTTCGTCCGGCAAATGGGAGGCGGGCCGGAACAATCGCCACCCAAGGGGACCAACCGTACAGAGGAAACTACATGAAGAAAGTCTTACTACTCGCTGCCGTGGCCATGCTGGCTGCGACGGCTGCGAAAGCTGACATTACGCTTGGAGGGACGAACTGGTCCTTCAACGGAGTGGACAATCTCGTCCTGTCTCCGGTTGTGCCGGGCGGCAACCAGCCACAGAACATCCAGTGCATTATCTGCGGCGCCAACCAGCCGCAGCAATCGAACACCTTCGGCTACACCAACTTTGGCAACGCCGGTAATCAAACCAGCGAGGTGTACTTCTCGACCAACGTGATCGGTGGCGGCAATCCCGGCACCAACACTGTCGGTACCGGCTATGACGGTTCGTTCTTGCGGGCTTATCTGCTCGCAACTGGTGATCCGACATTGACGTTCACGATCGGTATCGACGCCAACGATGCCAACAACCCGCAGACGCTGTCGTCGTTCTTCCTGCTCAACCTCACAACGCATACCGTGTTGTCAGCATTTACCGGCGGGACGACCGGCAACATCGCGACGCAGAACAACGGCACGGGGTTTCCTGACTATACGCTGGGTGAGTTCAACATCACCATCGGTCAGGACATTCATGCGGGCGACCAACTGATCTTCTTTGCCAACATCCAGAACGCGAACGACGGTCCTGACAGCTTCTTCATCCAGCCGCTTGCAGCACCATCAGAGGTTCCGTTGCCGGCAACCGTATGGTTGTTCGGCGCCGGCATGGGCGGACTAGCCATGCTGATGCGCAAGCGCAAGAAGCAACTCAGTCAGGATATGACTGTAGCGTAGCGTAACGAGTACCCTGGCGCGGCGTTTGGCACCCGCGCCAGGGATTAAGGAGAGACGAATGCCGCGCAGAGCTGCTGGCGTTACCCAAGTCACGGTCAAGTATACGACGCGATCCGGCCGGCGGCGCATTTACAAGTATTGGAAGAGCCGTATTTACGTCGACGGCCGCAACATGGCGCTGGGTCATTACAAGACCAGGGAAGACGCGCTCTACGCCTATCAGCGGGCGCAGAAACTCTACAGATAGGACCGCTTGACAAGGCTGCCAGACTGTCCTATATTGCTCCTGTTCATCACAAGGAGCTGATCAATGACACGAGCACTACCCTACAACGAGAGCCTAATTATCGGCCTGGGCTGGTTCTACGACCTGCACATTGCCGGCGGCTGGACGCACATGGACGTGCGTGACGACGAGGGTCGTCGCATCCCGTTCAACACGCCAGCTGACGTCGTTCGCTATCTCGACATCGAGGGCGAGTAACGTGGAACGCTCGGTCGCTATCAAAAAGCTTGGCAAGTTGCTTGGCAAGAAACTGGGCTATCGCATCAACACCAAGGCGCCGACACAGGAAGAAAAGGCCGCGGCGGCAGCTGAGTTGCCGGCAGCAGTGGAGGAGCGCCGCAGGCTCAAAGAACAAAAGGACGAGCGCTACCGGACCATCATTGCGGCGGATGCGGAGTACCAACGCCTGTTTGCTGAACACCGCGTCGCCAGCGACAGGACCGATCGGCTGTCGTCCATCACCCGCTGCCACAAGATCACCGTTGGTGTCTCTGAGAGCATGTTCTTCCTCGTCAAAGCTGAAGGCGACAGCTGGGAAGAGGTCATCGAAAAAGTATCAAGAAAGGGGGTGACTAAATAAATGGGAGCTGAAAAAAAACCGTTCGAGGACGACTGCCGCAAGTTGGCTGAAATCGTCCTCGCTGACGAGTTTGTTTTTTACAGCCAGGTCGATCGCAACGACCTGGCTGCTGAGATCCAGAACACGCTCGAGAACTGGGTTAATCGCAGGAACAGCGAGCACGAGCCTCACGGGAATATTCCCGGCGAGACTTGACTGCAACTGGCGGCCGCTAGTCCCCGAATAAGCGGCCGCCAGCCAGCCCCTCGCGAGGGGTGCCATCAGGCCCGCGGGGGCTCACACCATCAAGCCGGCGCAAGCCGGCTTTTCATTGACCTACGTCAAAAAACAAACGCCACCGGGGGCTGAGGCCGGTGGCGTCTGATCACAACACAGCTCGTTCATCACAACGGAGCTGGCGCACTATCGCAGCGCATGACGTCTGCGTCAAACCAGCAGCGGCAACACGCCTCCCAGGAGCCGCCCTGAGTGAGGAAGAAGTAACCTCACAAGAATGAGAATGCAGACCAAGGCAAAAATGATCCAGATAATCTGGACGACCTTGGGTGGCAGGGCAATGCCGGCCACCGTCTGCAGTACCCAGATGATCAAGTAGATCACCAACGCCAGCAAGCAAATGTAAATCAGCGCATAGATGATTGCTTCGATCATGGCGATTACTCCGGTGGCCGCTCGAGGACGAACATTTCCTTCTCGTCGCGCAAGTAAACGTGTGTCACGCCATCAGCCCGCACGGTAACGTAAATGACGTGCGCCGGGTTCACCCAGACCGACTGCTGGCGGACGCCTTCGCTGTCGCACCGCGTCAGCTTGACGAGATCGAACACCGCCTTGTCATATTCAAAGTGTGCGACCAGCTCGGTGTTGGTGGTGAGCGTGAATGTGTAGGAGGCGTCGGTGCTCGCCTCGAGGCCGTTGATGTAGGACCAGTGCGTGAAGGCGTAGTCGGGGTACGCCCTGGCGACGATCGTGACCTCGGTGCCTTGCGGAAACGAGCCGTCGCCGGCTGTATCGCCACCGATGGCGGGGAAGGCACTCGTTGTGAGCGTCGACATTACCGGGCGCGGTTCGCCTGTGTCAGACACCGTACAGCAACCTTTTCTGGTTCACGGTATTACCACCTCGTGGGGCGGCTCCTTCACCCCGATGGTCGTCTCATAACCTTAAAGGCCGCGGCGTTGTCAGGCGTCGCGGCTTTTTTAATTAAATCCAGGCCGGCGCCGCCGTTTCGCGTTCGTACTGCGCCGGCGGATCCAACCGGTGTACTGCATACAGCAGGCCGCTGCATCCCGGCTGTTGGTCCATCGTATCGGCATCGAACTTGCCGTCAGCCACGTACTTGCCAGGCTCCTGGATTGTCGTGCCGGCCCACAAATAGGGCGATGGCAGGCCTTTGTTGTAGTAGCCGGTGCCGTTGTACTTCTCGAGGTGAAACAGCATTTTCTCCAGCCGCCAATCGGTGACCTCGGTCAGCCCGTCATACTCGAGCGCGTCGATCGCGCCCTCCTCCCAGCTGTCAAACGGCCCGCGGCCGGCCGGCACCAGCTCGGTGACCTCGTTAAGCGGCTCGCCGTTCCCCAGATAAGTATCGAAGTCGCAATCGCTTTCCCTGCGATGTATGGCCGCGATCATCATCCAGGGAACGCCAGTGTCGCGCTCGACGCCCTGGTAGCGCGATTTATTACTTATTGCGTGTTGCCCCAGCTCCTTGAACATCGCCGCCCAATCGGCGTCGATCGCCTCCATGGCATCCCACTGCTGGGCGTAGAGCGGCCACATGGTGCCGTAACTGAACGACATGGCGTCCTCCTAGCAACTCTGTGGCGACCACTTGAGCGCGTCGACGCGAGCGCGCTGATACGCAACAATAGAACTCTGCATGCCGGCTGCGGCGCGCGCCGGCTGCTGGTGCGGATCCTTGAGCCAACCGGTGAACAGGTGTCCGACGTTTTCCCGAAACGCATCATCGATCGCCGCCAGAACCTGCGCGCGAATGTGGACGCGGTCCTCGTCAGTCACGCAAACCGGTGTCGGCGGTGCTGCACTTTGCGCGTAGAGGAAGGTGCCGACCAGCAGCACGATCACGAATATCGTGGCGATCGCCCTGGTCATGGTCCCCACTTAACGACGATCAAACCTGGCGCGCCGGGACCGCCGGGACCGGATATAGCACCGCCCCCACCGCCCCCACCGTAATAGCCGCCATAGCCGCCGTACCACGAAGATCCGAGAAACCCGCTGGCACCACCACCGCCACCGCCACCCGATCCAAGGTTGGCTTGGCCGAAATCAGGACCGTTGCCGCCAGTGCCGCCTTGTCCAGCATTGTTGGGATGGTTGTAACTGTCCCAGACGGCTCCACCACCACCGCCACCATCGACACCCGGGTTACCAGCATGGCCGCCATCAAGATTAGAGCCACCGATCGCCGCACCGCCGCCGTAGCCGGCGTAATTGTTGCCGCCAGCGCCGGACACGTATGACGGCGCACTGTCGCCACCCCTGCCGCCACCGCCATTGCCGCCGCCACCTGGTGCCGCGTAACTAACGCTACTGCTGTTGCCGCCAAAACCGCCGCCGCCATTGGGGCCAGCAGCACCACCACCACCTGCGCCGCCGGCAGCCTGAAAGGCGCCACCATATCCGGTGCCGCCATTGCCGCCGTTGTACTTCACGTCACCAATGCCATTGGCGACATTGCCGCCGGCGCCCCCAGAATTGCCGCTGCCGCCGGCGCCAGGAGCAGCCTGACACAGCGTTGCGCCATCGCTCCTGATGAACAGCGTGTAGCCAGCGGGGCCATCAATGCGGATGGTGACGACAGATCTTGGTAAGAGGATGCAATTGATAACGCGGGAGTAGGCGCCGCCACCACCACCGCCGCCCGATTGCCCGCCTGCGCCTGCGCCTCCGCCGCCGATGCAGTGGATCTCGTTCTTGTCGTCAGTCCAGTTATCGGGGACTGTCCACGTCGTGCCGCTGCCCCACGCTGCGACTTGTTGCGTTGCCGGCCGCGGCCGACCTCCAATCAGCATTGCCTGAATACCGGGGAGCATTAACTGAGTGCCGATGCCGTTGAACAGAGAATGTTGCTGGCATCCCAGACAATGTACGAAATAACATTCCAAGTGCCTGTTGTTGTTGGCTTGATGCCATTGGCAAACTTGTAGGCAGTCCCCCAAGTAGCAGTCGGACCGACAATCATGAAAACACCCTTCTGACCTACTTTCGTATTGACCGGATTTGCAACCGTAACTGACCCTCCACCAGATATTTGAAAATCAAGACCAAGCGAAAAATCTGGCGCTACTCCACTCACCAGAAGTACCGGCGCAGCCGCCCCCCACACCGTGCCGACATCGACAACGTGCGTTGGCGCAGAGTTGGCGCGAAATTCGGCAACGGTGGCGTGAACTGTTGCCGCGGCGGCAATGGCAGCGTTCACGAACTTGGTGTTGGCAATGCTTTGGTCATTATCACCAGCTGTCTGATCCGGCGCTTGCGGATCTCCGGTCAGTACTGGCGAATTGATTGGCGCCTTGGTGTCGATGCTGGTCTGCAGCACCGTTCCCATTGCGATGAGGCTGTTTGCTACGAACTCCGTATTAGCAATGCTCTTGTCATGATCACCCGATGCCGGTGTCGGCACCTGAGGATCTCCTGTAAGCACGGGGCTGTCGAGCGGCGCCTGCGCTGCGGCCGGTTTCGTCCACGGTCCCCACACACCGCCCTTCTTCTCGCGCACCCACAGGCTGCCGGGGACAACGGTGTCGTTCTGGTCGCGCGCCTCGACCACCAGGTTGTTATTGGCCGGCGGCACGGCCGGCGGATCGGAACTGTAGACCCACCCGACAAAAGCGTGTCCGGCTACTGGCGAGCTGGTGGCGGTGCTGGCCGCATAAAACGATCCTGGATACCAAAGCTGGCTATCGAAATTAGTGACGATCTGTGACGCCTTCTCACCACCCATTGTGTTGAGCGCGTCATCGACATTGGTGGCGCCGGTGCCGCCAGCGATGATTGGACGCGGGATATTAAGATCCTGCTCAACGTCGGCGATGAAAATGTTGTACTTGTTACTCTCGATCGACTGATCGGGAATACCCTGAGTGCCGGCCGGGATATGATAGACGTTTGAACCGTCGCGCGGCATTACTGACCCCCCTGCTGATTGATCAGCGCCTGCGTAATCGCGTTGCGCATGACAAAGTTTTGCGCTGGTGTTCCTGGGTAATAGAGCGGATCAGCATCGCTAGCGGCCTGCGCCTCGCGAAACATCGGCGAGCGTTGCCGTACCAGATTGCCAGCCTCTTCAGCGGCGCCGCGTCGCAACGAACCAGCGCCAGCGCGCATGCCGCTGGCAGTAGCACCAGGCAAAGCAAAACCGATAGCACCACCGACCGGGCCACCGACAGCATGACCAAGGTAGGCCATGCCTGTACTGATTGGAGTAAGACGCGACAAGGCGCCGACAATCCCACCACCGCCGGTGAGCGCGTTGGCGCCGCCCTCGAGCGCGCGCACCCCGCGAGATCCGGTTTTTGCGGCATCGAGCGCAGCAATCTCTTCTGGGACGAAACCACGCGGGCGCTGCGTCGTGCTCTCGACGGTGCTGCGCAGCTGATTGGTCAATGCGCGTTCTGGATCAGAGGCGTTGGCTGACTTGCGCAAGATAGTGTCGACAATGCTGCCGCGTTTGCCGGCGGCGTAATCGGCAACGCCTTTCTGCAAGGCATCGTTGCCGGTCTTGTCGAGATGATCGTAGAGCATCGAACGCGCCTGCATGGCGCCGCTTTCGCCTTTCTTGCTGCCGACACTTGTTGCTTGACGAAATTCATCGATGTCCGCCGGCGTAATCAGCGGCCTGGTCTTGGTCTTGTCGAGCAAGACATCGATCGCCTCGTGCGTGACCGGCGCTGCTTTTTCGTACTGGCCGCTCGAGGCAAGCTTGGCCTTCATGTCGTTGGCGAGCTGCGCGATCGAGTCCGGCGAGTAGACCACCGGCGCATTGCGGTACTCGCCAAATCTGCTGGCGCCTTTGTCCAGGAGCTGCTGGCTCGTCGGCGCCGATAACACCTCGCGCGCAGGGTTCTCGGCAAAGTTAAGCGGGATCCTGGTCGCCGCGTTGACGCCCTCACCCACCGCGCTGCGCGCCAGGCTGGTGCCAGGCAACACGCCTACCGCGCTGAGAGCTGCTTTTCCGTAATCGCCCTCACCGGCGTAGTGCTGCACATCGGCGCCCGCCATCAACGGGCCGGCCGGTGTCAACCCCAAGACGTCGCGCGCACCGCGGCCAAACTTTCCGGCCGTGTACGGATCCGCGCCGGCGCCACGAAATAGGTCCGATGCCCACTGGCCGACCCGCTCGGATGGCGATGGCGTGTAAGGTTTCAGTTCGCCAAAGGGTTGGTTGAACTGTGGTGGCGGCTTATCGGGACCGGCGATCGGATCAGTATAGGCCTCCCATGGCGCCGCCTCGGCCGGCGCCGCAGTAGGCGGAGCTGAGGCGGTTAGCGGGTCTTGAAAATCTTCCCACGGCCTCTCTTCACTCACTGGATCTTTCTCCAGCTCATGGGATCGCGCGGATTGCCGCCGATATATTGGTGGTTGCCTTTCCGCTCGCCGATGTCAGGCGCATACGATGAATTGTCTCCTTGTGCGCGCCACGCGGTAACCGGCGCGTTGACTTTGCGTTGCGCCGTCTCGAGATCACGGCGCAGCTGCGTCTCAAGATCATTCAACGCCGCATCGTAATCCTTAGGTTTTTGATTTGGATCAATTCGCGCCTGTGCAACCTGCGCCTTGTCGCCTTCGACGTTTGAAATCTGACCGCCGCCCTTAAGGGTGTTGTATGCAGTCAAGAATGTTTTGCCGACCATCTGATCGTTGATCTTGCCAAAGGCATAAGCGTCAGTGCCGGGGAATTTTGTCGTCACGCTGCTGGCCGGACCAAGGCCGTATTCCCGGCCAGGATGCGTCCGCGCCTGTTGGATCGCTTTAATCGCATCATCGAACTGTGGCGTCGCCTTCTGAACGGCCTCGACAGCGGCGACTTGCACGGGCGCTTGCAGCTCGGCCCATTTTTCCGGCGCAATGCCGGCCGGAACGGGCGGCACGTTGGGTGTGCCGCTGCGCTGCGGACTTTGCGGTGTGCCAAGCGCCGGATCGGTTTGCTGCGGCGGCGGCTGCCCTGGCTGCTGCTGACCAGGCTGACCGGTCGCAATGAGGCCTTGGCGCGTCTTCGCCAGTTCCGCCTTGGCCTTCTCCAAGTCGACACGCTTCTGTTGCGCCACAACGGGATCGTTGGCGCGCTCGGCCTGGTCTTTCTCGATCGTCAGTCGCTTGATCGTCTGGTCGAGTGCCCACTCAGGCTGCTGTGTTTTGAGTTCATATTCACGCTTCGCCTTGATGTTCTCGTTGTAGACCGAGAGCCGGTTGGCGTAGTCGGCGTCCTGCTCCTTCTGCCGCTGCTGCCGGAAGGTGTCTTCCTGTTGATACTTCTGCTGTGCGTACGCCCGATCGTCGGGACTGAGCATCGGGTCAGTCGCCTTCTGCATCCAGTAGTCCATGCTCTTCGACGGACCCAAGTCGGGCGCCCGCGTCGGCGGCCTGCCAGGATCGGGAAACGGCGGCGCACCCGCCTGTGGCGGGATTAGATCCTGCGATGGACGCTGCGCGTATGTCGGTGGCGGGGGCTGCTGCGGAGTTTGCGGACCAGCTTGCGCCAGGACGTCACCGGGCCCGCCGACCGGTGCCGGCTGAATGTCGGTCATGGTCGGTTGCGGCCCCTGCGCAGCGATCGGTGCCACGGCACCGGCGCCGGTGGGATCTGCCAACGGCACATCAGGCGATTGCTGCGCTGCAATAGCGGCCGCGATCGCATCGCGCGGGTCGCCACCCTGCGGCGAGCCTGGCGGCGAACCTGGCGGCGTACCTGCCGCGGGGGTAGGCGCGCCCGTCAGTGCGCCCATTGGCTGCAGGGTGGGGAGAGATACATCTCCCTGCACACCGGCCCTCCCAAGGGCCGCTGTGGGCCGCTGCGGCAGGGTTGTGCGGTTGGTCATTCCGACGACATCAGGCAGATAATCGTCGCTGGTAGCCTGCTCCTGCGGTTTTTGCTGCGACTGCGAAAGCAGGGCCTGGGTCACCAGGTCGCGCGCGTCTTCTGGCGGTGCGCCGCCCTCGCGGCCGCTTGGTCCGGCCCGACCACCGACCGTGGCACTGCCGGTGTCGCCACCCTGGGCGATCTGCTTGTTCGCGTAGGCCGGATCATTGTTCTCGCGCGCGTACTGCTCGGTGCGCTGCGCCATGTATTGCGGCGCCGGCTTGAGATAGCCCTGCAGGAAAGAGATCGCCGCACCGCTAGGCGAGGTGTCGGGCCGGTTCATCTCCGCATTGGCGCGCGCGTACTGTGGATCCTGCAGCCGCTCGGCCAGGAACTTGCTCTGCAGGTTGGGATCCCGCCAATCACTCCCGGGCGCGTTCTTGTCGATCCAGTTGACGTAGTTGTTCCACTCGTCACCGCCCTCTTGGTAGAGGCCGTGCGCATAGCGCGCCTCGCCGGAAAATCCCGGCTGGTCGGGGTGGCGCAGGTTCGGATCAAAGCTGCTCTCATCGCGCACGTTGCGCTCGATGCCGCTGATCGCCGCCGGCGACTGTCCGCCGCGCGACAATGCCGCCTCCATCGTGGCGCGGACACCGCTCGTCGTGCGCGGATCTCCGCGCGGTAATGCCACATCCGGCGCCGGCACGGGGCCAGCCTGTTTCACATTCGCCTGCATCGAGGCGAGCTGCGGCAACGCCATGGTGTCAGCATTGACTGCGTTGTTGCCGCCGGTCAGTGGCGCCGGCGCGTTGGGATCCTGCGACACCGGCTGCACGAGCGCCGCGATGCGATCGCGCACTGACGCTGGCGGCGTGTCCTGCACTGGTGGCGGTGTTGCCGCGGCAAACCGGTCACTGAAAGACGGCTGCTCGCTGGTTGCAGCGACAGTTGTTGGCCAAGGCGCCACCGGCGCTGTATCGGAGAAGCCTGCGACTGACGTCGTCGGCGCCTCGTCCGTATCCATCGTGCTAGCCGCCACCACCGGTGCCAGCGTGTCACCCTCGCCGGCGTCACTGGTTTTTGCGGGCGGCGGTGATGCTGGCGGTGGTGTTGCCGGTGGCGCCTGCTCCGACGGCGTGTAGGTTGTTGCCGGCGCCCCAGCACCGCTGCGTAACGCGCCGCTGCGCCTTAAAGCCTCGGCCTCGCGGCGTTGCAATCCCAAGTCCGACAACGCTTCGCCGATACTCTGCCCCAAGTAAGTCAGGCCTTCGCCTTTGTTCTTGGGAAAGCCGCCTTGCCGAGACGCCAGCGCCTGCGCGATTGCGCGCCGCTGCTTGAGCTGCTCGTAGCTCAGTCCAGTACTGCCGCCGAATATGAAACTGCCAGCGTCCTCGAGTGCCATGTCACGCCGCCATTCCTAAAACGGAACCCAACTTGCCGCCGTCGATGTACTTACGGCCTTTGTGTTCGATCACCGCGCTCGGATCGATCTTCTCGACGTCCTGCGCCATCGGGCCGACGTGCATGACCGATGCCGGATCTCCCTTGTAGCTGTACTTGTAGATCGGCAGCTCATTGTCGTTGCTGTGCGGCGTCAGCACACTGCCAAGCTTGGTGATGTTCTCTTTCTCGCGCACGTCCGACAGCAGCCCGATGCCGCCTTTGAGAATGCCGCCCATGAGGCCGTACATGCCGGCCTGCTGCTGCTGGTAGTTCTGGTTCTGCTGCTGGTAGATCGACATGTCCTGGCTGAACCGGTTGTTGATCAAGCCAGCGACGTCGGTGGTCGGGATCTGATTGTTCGGCGTGTTGACGAAGTTGGGGTTGTTGATCTGCGAGCCGGACAACAGCGACGAGATCTCATTGATCGGCTGGTTGCGCTGCGCGTACTGCTCGTTCATGAACTGATTGCGCGCCATGTTCTGCGCGTTAAAACCGGTTTGCGCCTGCGCCACCTGCTGCGCTAACCCTGCGTTCAAGTAGTCGGCGCGCGCGCCAGCCTGCTGGAAGTTGGCTGCCTGCGCCTGGTTGGCAAACGTGCCGCGGCCTTGTTCCTCTTCGTATTGTTGCTGCTGCGCAGCGTTCTCGAACCCGGCGCGCTGCGCCGCCATGTCCATCATGCGCTGCTGCTCTTGTCCCGCCTGACTGATCGCGCCAAAGCGCGCGTCGTTGGCTTGGCGGGAATAGTTCATCATGGCATCGGAATAAGCCTGACTGCCGTAACGGATGCCCTGGTCGGCAAGTTGCTGCTCGATGCCTTGCTTCTCGATGGCGAGCTGCGGGTTCATGCGCGCCATCAGCGCGTCCTGCACGTTCTGCCGATCGGCGGAGAAGTCGCCGGCGCCGTAGCTCTTGGTGATGTCGCCGGCAGCGCCAAACGTCGACTGTTGCTGGCCAACATCGCCAAACGTCGTTGCCGCTTGCGGGACATTGGTAATGGCGTTGGGATCGCCCGCCGCCGGCGCACCACTAAGGTCGATCTCCTTGCCCAGTAAGGTGGCCAAGCGATCGCTTTGCGTGTTGGCCATG